GTGTCCGTTCATTTTGGTATGTCATAAGGACAATCCTTTGGCGCGATACAACAGCCTCCCTTTGCTGGACGCGTCAGGAGAATCGTTTATCTGTGAAACGCCCAGATTGAACCGAGAACAGCTTGTCAGTATCTGTCGAAAGTGTGGATTTACGCCTACAGTGAATCACGAGGTGGAAAGCGGATACATTCTTTACAATCTTCTTTCTGCCAATACGGGTGTATCTCTGATTCCTTTGGCTCACTATCACAAGATTCGCAATTTGCTCCCGAATAGTGATATTCATGCTGTTTTCTTGGAGGATGACCTCCCTTTAGCGCAGATTGGCATAACTTATTATCCTAAACACATTCGCACAACTGCTGCAGACTGCTTTTTGTCTTTTCTGCATGAATCTGCGAAAAAGGAATCGGAGGATTTCAACCTTTAGCAAAAGTGAATATACCTATTTGACGTCAAAACCTGTTGAAATCCTCCTGCGTAGCAACTCGGCGATACTTCACCTCATCGTTGCCTTTCTCCGTCCAAATATCGATCACAAGGCCGATCGTCAGCAGATCCAGGTCTGCGATGGAGATACCAACCTCGACGCAGCGCAGGAGGAACAGGGGCGTGGTCATTTCCCGCTCGGTGCGGGAAGGTTTTTTTTAGAGTCGATGGCTGTGGCCATGTTCTCACCCCAGAGCTCCAGGATCTCCGGAAGCACCTGGTAGATGGAGAACATGTCGAACTGATCCAGCCACTCGTCAATGGTGCCGGGAATGGACGGATCCGCGTGATAGGCCATGATATAGGCGACGTTTTCGAAGATCTCCAGATCCTCGATCTGCAGCTCATCGCCGTCCTTTGTGCGCCGAGTATAGGATTTCTCCAGCTTCGACAGATCTTTGAAGATGTCCCGCTTGAATTTGGCTCTGTAAAGGCGGGGTACCGTAGCAGACGACCGGAACGGTACCTCTTTGCCGGAAATCGTGATCGTACGTTCAATCATCTCTCGGACCCTCCTTAGCCAGCGCCCTGGGCGGCAGTGCCGGTTGGGAGATACACAGCGGAATACCATCCAGCATAGGTGGCGGCATCCGTGGTGTCGCCGGTGCGGGCCTTCACCAGACCGTCCGAGCGCGGGTCCGCCGTGATAGACAGCTTCTCAGTCCCGGGCTCGATACTGTCCTCTTTGGTTTCCGATTCAATGGACGGCCGGGAGGTCGTGCAATTATACAGCACATGCCGGATGCAGTTGACGTCGCCGTCAAACTCGAACAGCAGAGCGAACTTCACGCTCTCAATGTTGTTGCTGCGTTCCACAAGGACGTTTTTGCTGTCCAGCGTCTCCTGCAGGATTTCTGTACGGAACCACTCCGGGATGAGAGCGATCTCCAGATCCCCGGAATAACCGTTATTGGTTACGGATCGGAAGTACACGATACCATCCGCGTAGAACGGGTTGGACTCTCCCTCGGCGTCCAGGGAGATGCTGACCGCGCCGGGGATGGCCTGCGGGGTAGCGTAGGAGAACGTGGTCTCGCCGTCAACCACAGTCTCGGTCAGCTTGGCGGCGTGGACGTTTTTTAGATTGTATTTGACTTTGTTGCCCATGGGTCATGCCTCCAGTTCAAAAGAATACAGGACCTCATACAGAAGCTCGGATTCGATCCAGACTTCTGTTTTTTCATAGAAAACGCCGTGCCTATCCAGCACGGCCTCGACCATCTCTTCCACCTCCGGGTCCTTGGCATCGGTGTAGAGTTCGATATGCGCTTCAGTTATCTTGTAATACACCCGGCCGTCCGCTGAGAAGTTGTCGCTCCCCGGGAGTAGGTATGTGATGAACGGGGGAGACGGCGATTCACCCTCCGCAAAATGATCGTAGGCGGACGGGATATTGATGTCTGCCATGATCTCCAACAGCTTATCCATCGCGCAGCCCCCTCATGATTTCCTGCTCCAGCTGCTCCTCACCGTGTGCCTCCGCCGGAGCGATATGCGGTATGGCCCGGACACGTCCGCCGCCGCGTTTAGCATGACCGTGCTCCAGCAGATGCGCCAGCATGTATCGGGACGGGGAGTACACAGTGACCTCCAAAGCAGTGGAGGATTCCTTCGTTTTCTTCGTAGTCCAGCTCTTGGCGTAGCGACCGGATCGTACCGGCGCGGAGGAGCGGATTTCTGATTTCACTGTATCTCCCGCTCGTTTCACTGCAGTTTTCACTGTCTCCGTGGCGAGTTTGTTATACTCTTCCATTTGCTCCATGACGGCGTCTGCCAGCCCGTCAATAGAAACCTTCTTCCCAGATGACATACCATTACCTCTCCACGAGCTCAGTATGGAACTTCCTGCTGTGAAAGCGAAATCCCATCTCGTCGATGCTCAGAATATTGTAAATACGGTCACCCAGGCGGATGCGATACTGCTTGGAATTGACGGCGGCAGTTTCAGATGAGTATCGTACGGTGAAATCAAGCCGGTCCGCCTCAACGGTATGGGAAGCCGATTCCTCTTCACCCGCAGATATGCCGCTGGTAACAGCCGTTGCCCAGCAGGTGAAGAAGTTGGTCCATGCGGATTTGTGGTTCCCGTACTTGTCTACCACGGTCTCATTCCGCTGTATGGTGATCCGTACCCGGAGTCCGGAGATGTTCATATTATGCCGCCTTCCCGTACTGAGAACAGCAGGTTCCGAAGCGTCATCACAAGATCGTGATGATCCGCTTCCTCCCGGTGCTCAAATAGGTATCCGAGCGTATATAGGATCGCTATACGGAGAGAAGCGCGAAGCGATATAAGCTCCGCGCTGTCATCTCCCCCGGGATCCGCGTTCACAGCAGACCAGGTTTCATCCGTCAGCCGGCCGATGTCGCGCGAAAGCAGTTCTGCTGAGAGAAGGAGGCTGCTGATAACGGCGTCTTCATCCGAGGAATCCACCCGGAGATATTCTTTAGCTTCGTCCAGAGAAATCAATGCCATCAGCGGCCTCCTTTCTGTTACTCTTCAGTCTGATCGGTATCCGCGGCCATAAGGCCTGCGGCTTTGAGCTTTGCCAGAAGACTGTTAAAATCCTCTTTCAGAGCGGCAACAGTAGTTGCCTCGCTTGCGGCCTGGTTCTCCATAACAGAACCACTGCCCAATGAGGAAAGGAGCCCCTCTACGGAGCTCCCTTCGTCGATGATCAGCTTTCCGCCGATGTGGGTAACGTCGCCGCCCTGTTCGGTGTAGTTCTTGGCGTTGTAGCTCATGGCGGTCACGCTTTCTGCTGCAGGACCTTAATGGCCTCGGGCAGGATCAGCTTGCCGTCCACACGCTCAGAGCCGCGGAAACCGACCTGGCCGGTAGCCGCGAACAGCTCATCCAGACGTTTGAAGGAGCGGCCCTGACGATCCGCAATCCAGTAGTAGCTGAAATCGCCGAAAGCCACGGTCTTATTGCCAGCATCGACGGCGGGCATATAAGACGAGGAGACGATGGGACGGCCCAGAATGGTATCGGGAGTGTTGGCGACCAGGGAAGGCTGCCACAGGTACTGACCGTTGCCGTCCTTCAGCTTGCGGATAATCTGGATGGTGGAGTCGTTCAAGAGCCACACCGCCTTCCGGCGATAGGGCACCCGCAAGGAGTAGAAAAGATCGATGAGATTGTCCGCGGTCAGGGTGGTAGAGGAAGTCGTGGTGACACCGACCTCCGCGCCTCCGGTCGCATTCAGAATGCCGATGGGTTTGCCGGTGCCATCGCCGTTGATGAAGGACTCCTCCTCACGGGCACCGATGCGACGGGTAAACTCGTTCGCAATGTACGACTCGATATCGAACACGGAGTCGTTCAGCAGCTCTTCGGATACCTTGATCATGGTGCCCAGCTTGTAAGCACCGATAGAAATCTGGCCGAAGGAGTCATCGCTCTCCAGGTAAGCTCCTTCCTCATCGATCCAGGACGCGGTGCCCTTAGAAGCCACCAAGGGAATCTTCCGGTCGCCGGTAGAGGTCTGGATCACATGGGCGAGGCGGCGGAACACGTTCTCTTCCTCCAACGCCTGTACCAGAGTGCGCTCATACTCGTCGGGGACGAGGTAGCCTCCCTCGGAATCGGTGCCGATCTGCAGTGCGTTGATCACCTCGCGGGCGGGAGCTTTGGATCGCATGGCGTTCCAGAAGTTCCTGCGATACTCATCCGAAGCGCGGCCGGGTTTCTCCGGGGGATCCATACGCATGGGCTTGTTGGTGATGGGCGTGTTGACGGCACGGGCCAGCTCAGCGTCCAATGCCTCTTGGCGCTCGAGCCGGGAGATCTCCTTGCCAAGGTCAGTAATCTCCTGCTCCATGCGGGTGTAGGTGGCATCGTCCTCCGCGGACAGAATGCCATTGTCGGGACGGTGGGAATCGAGAAAAGACTTCGCGGCCTCCCACGCCTTAGCGCGTTTCTCACGCAGTTCATGAATGGTCATCTCATGATCCTCCTTCAGTTTTTCAAAAGATTAAGCCGCTCCATGAGTTCATTCACGGAACGGCCATGCGGGGTGGTATCAGGTTCGGATACGGGTTCTGGTTCGGGAACGAGATCTTCTTCCGTTTCCGTTGTGGGAGCGGGCTCCACGGTTTTTACTGAATTTGCTTTCACTGAAATCTTGTTCAGTAATGTATTCGCTACAGCCTTACTGGAGTACGAGTATGCGGGAGCATCCCCGAATCTTTTCTCGTCCGTGAGCAGGTCGTCCGCGAAGCCTAGCTCAATGGCACGGTTGGCGTTCATCCATGTCTCTGCATCCATCAGGTGGGAGAGCTTTGCCCGGGTGAGATTGGTTTTGATTTCATAGGCGTTTATGATGCTTTCTTTCACCTCATCCAGCATGCTGATTGCCCGTTCCATGTCCTCATGATTCCCAAATGCAGCGGTAATGGGATTGTGGATCATCATAAGCGCCGTGGGGGCCATGAGAACTGTGGTTCCGGCCATCGCGATGACGGATGCCGCAGAGGCCGCAATGCCATCGATCTTTACGGTCACATCATCCTTGTAGTCCATGAGCATGGAATAGATCTGACTGGCGGCAACACAATCACCGCCCGGGGAGTTGAGCCAGATGGTCACCTTACCGTTTCCGGAGAATAATTCGTCCCGGAACATCTGAGGAGTGACATCGTCATCGAACCAGCTCTCCTCAGCGATGGTTCCGTACAGCTCAAGAACCCGTTCCGGCTCCAATCCTTCTTCTGCCTGATTCTTCCACACCCAGAACTTCTTGTTCTTCTTCATTTTCAGGATCGTCCTCCTTTCCGTCCGAAGTATTGATATCTGCAAAAGCGCCCGCATTACCAAGCGGGAGCATATTGCCGTTGATAAGATACAAGTCCCCGCCGTCTTCCGGAGGGATACGGTCTAGATTTTCCAGTTCCCGAATATCGTTTGCAGACATCCAACCGTTCTGCCGTGCGACTGCATATCCGTTCATACGGCTCTGATAGTCTCCGCGGAGAAGCCCTTCCAGATTGAATTTCACAAAGAAGGTTTTCTTCTCCTCAGCAGAAAGCAGCGAGCGCATAAGCGACTGCTCCCATCGTACGACCCAGGGATCCAGGGTGTATTTCACGAATTCCAGAGACTGTTGTTCGATATTAGAAAAGCTCGACTTTTCCAGATCCCCGACCATGTGCGGGGGAACACGGAAAATTCGAGCGATCTCATTGATCTGGAATTTTCTTGTTTCCAGGAACTGAGCCTGCTCCGGGGAGATGGATATGGGCGTGTATTTCATGCCCTCTTCCAGGACGGCCACCTTGCCGCTGTTGGAGCTGCCACCGAACTGCGACTGCCATGCCTCCCGTACCCGGGACGGATCCTTGATTGTACCCGGATGCTCCAGCACGCCGGACGGAGCAGCGCCGTTTGCAAAGAACTTAGCTCCATATTCTTCGGTCGCGATGGCGAGACCGATCGCGTTTTTGGCCATAGCAATGGGGCTGTATCCGACAAGGCCATCAAACCCGAGGCCGGGGATGTGAAGCACGTCTGCCGGTTTAAGGATCACTGTAGTTCCTTTTGTCGTTGGAGCATCCTCCGGGGATCGCTGGTAGGTGTAATACAATTGGCCCTTTTCATCTCGATCCACGCTCATCTTGTTCGGCATGAGAGGGTACAGAGACAGTACTTCACCTTTGCCGTTTCGAATGATCTGGGCGTAGGCGTTGCCCCACAGAAGAAGATGAGTCATGAGCGTTTCACGAAAAACGAAAGAACTCATTTCAGGGTTGGGCTCATCATGGAGAAGAAGATACAGCGGATGGTCTATGGCCTTCTGTTTGCTGCCGTCCGCATTGTACTGGTAGACATGAAGCGGCAGCCCTGCAATCGCCTCGGCAAGGATGCGGACGCAGCTATACACTGCAGTCATCTGCATAGCAGAACGTTCATTCACGGATTTTCCCGCGGAGCTTCCGCCCATGAAGAACGTGTAAGCGCTACCGGATGTTCTGTTTTGGGGCTTGTCCCGAGAACGGAACAGGCCGGAAAAGATGCTCATAGGAAATCAACTCCTGTTAAAATGAAAAAGCAAGCAGCTCTGGAATGTAAAGCCGCGGTATGATATGGTATAATACAGCATGGGGTTGATACTTTGGATGGTGATTCAGACGAAATGGTTGTTTTTCTGCTTCTTGGTTTTGAGCGAATTACCGTCTGATGTAATTGCAACCAGCGGTTGACAAAGTTCCGCATCCGGATGGTGGTGTTGCAACCAGGGAAAAAGGTAAGATGGAGCCACCAAAGGAGGGTAATACCATGAATCTTGCAGACAGAATACTGGAGCTCAGAAAGCAAAAAGGTATATCACAGGAAGCGTTGGCAGATAAATTAGGAGTCAGCCGGCAGGCAATTAGTAAGTGGGAATCCGAGCAAAGCGTACCGGAACTGGATAAGATCCTGCTCATGAGCGATTTCTTTGAGGTCACAACGGATTATCTTCTGAAAGGAATCGAACCGGCAACAAAAGAGAATGAAACGGGCAAGCGCATCGGGAACGCACTGTCACTTCTTGCTCCGTTCATGGCTTGGGTTGGCTTTATCACGTCCTGCGCGTTTTGGCTTGAATTTCAGAACGCATTTGCCATCATGAACGGCTTTATTTGGCTGATTGGTTCAGTCGTGATTATTTATGTGGCCAAGCTGAATCACTGTATTGATCAGAAAGCGGTGGTTCGTTACTGGATGTTCGCATTCCCCGTGTTCAGTTTTTTCCTGTTATCGCTAATGTATAATCTTATGAGCTCCTTCATTTTGGCGCCGTATCCGCTCATTCTCGCCAACCACTATGTTTTGCTAGGGACGATGGCACTTGTGTGGATCTGTGCAGTTGCAGTAGTTGAGATTCTCCTGTATAGGCGAGTAAAAGCGTGATAAGCGGGAGGCGTCTTAGATAAACAGCAATCCTCGGCTGTCATATACGGATTCGGTGGTGTCATTGCCACATCGGATGGCTCGATCCAGAGCCATGATGGTGGCGATGGCACCATCAATTTTCTCTGTGGATTTTTCTTTATCTGCCTTAATGTTTCCGGCGGGATCGGTGCGGATGAAGATGTTGTCCATCATCCATCGGAGCACGGGATGACCGCCGTGGGCGATTCGCTTTTCCAACACCAGCTTCATAAGTTCCTTCGTGGGAGGGCTCATATCCTTGAAGCCCTGGCCAAACGGAACCACAGTGAAGCCCATACCTTCCAGGTTCTGCACCATCTGCACAGCACCCCAACGGTCAAAAGCAATCTCCCGGATGTTGAAGCGTTCGCCCAGGGACTCAATGAACTGCTCGATGAACCCATAGTGAATCACATTGCCTTCTGTGGTCATGATGAAGCCCTGCCGTTCCCACACATCGTAAGGGACATGATCACGCTTGACGCGGAGATCGAGGGTCTCTTCAGGAACCCAGAAATACGGCAGTACCCAATACTTGTCTTCATCGTCAATCGGCGGAAACACGAGAACAAAAGCCGTGATATCCGTAGTGGAGGAGAGGTCAAGCCCGCCGTAGCAGACACGCCCCTCCAGTTCGTCCTCGTTGACCGGGAATGCGCAGGCATCCCATTTGTCCATGGGCATCCATCGAACCGATTGCTTCACCCACTGGTTCAGCCTCAGCTGACGGAAGCTGTTCTCTTCGCCCGGGTTCTGCTTGGCGGACTCGCATGCCGCTTTCACCTTGTCAATCCCAACGGTGATGCCCAGGGAGGGATTGGCCTTTTTCCATACCTTTGGATCGGTCCAGTCCTCATCCTCGGCAGCACCGTAGATGACAGAATAGAAGGTCGGGTCTATCTTCCGGCCCGCCTGGATGTCCAGAGCTTTCTGATGCACCTCATAACAAATGCTGTTGGTGTCGTTGCCCGCTGTGGTGATCAGGAAATACAGCGGCTGCATACGGGCGTCACCGGAGCCCTGGAGCATGACGTCAAAGAGTTTTCTGTTCGGCTGTGTGTGCAGCTCGTCGAATATAACGCCGTGGGTATTAAAGCCATGTTTGTTCGCTACATCGGCGGAGAGCACCTGGTAAGAACTATTCGTGGGTAGATATGTGATCTTTTTCTGGGACTCCAGGATCTTCACCCTCTTGGAGAGCGCCGGGCAGAAACGGACCATATCCACCGCTACGTCAAAGACAATCTTAGCCTGGTTGCGGTCAGCGGCGCAGCCGTACACCTCGGCGCGTTCCTCTCCGTCACCGCATAAAAGAAGCAAGGCCACCGCAGCCGCCAGCTCCGATTTTCCTTGCTTTTTTGGTATTTCAATATACGCTGTGTTGAACTGCCTGTAGCCGTTAGGTTTCAGCACGCCGAAGATGTCCCGGATGATCCGCTCCTGCCAGTCGATAAGCTCGAAAGGCTTACCGGCCCAGGTGCCTTTGGTGTGGCAGAGGGACTCGATGAACATGACAGCGTAGTCGGCGGCCGCTTTATCATAGTGACTATCTTTCGCCATGAACCTCGTCGGACTGTATTTCTTCAGTTTTCTCATGGGCATCATCGTCACCTTCTTCTATTTGGCCGAGCCAGGACAGATCAGGCACGAACGCGTCATAGGGCAGATCCGCCCGGTCTATCTGGAATCGCATAATCATCACCTGAGGATTTGTGTTGTCAAATGTCTCCGGATTTGCAAACAAACAAGCGGTTCAAAGCGTTGTCGGATGCTTTGAACCGCTTGCTACATAAGATAAAATTAAAAAAGATGCTTGCGGGATTATTAGAAATACTGACCAGATAAAAGCTGATGAAGTACAGCAAGCATATCATCTTCGGAGTAGGTTCCGCCTTCTGTATAATGCTGAATAAAGCCAGTCAAACCACCGGCGGTGAAATAAGCTGCATATCGACGGCGATCAGCGTCAAGGCCGGATAAGAAGCATTCGCATTCGGTAAGGGAATCCTTGATGCTTTGATATAAAAGGTGGAAAAGCCCATTCTTCATCAGCAGAGATAAAAAGTCCCTGTGTGTCGAGATATAACCGCTGTATCCTTTACAAAAGCTCTCTAGGCTGCATGATTCAGCATGATCGACTTCCGGAGCATAGCAGTAGCTTTCCTTTAGGATAAATCTTATAACATCCTCCAAGGATGAATAGAAGCTATAGAACGTCGGTCTTGAAACCTCAGCCTCCCTGCAGAGTTCGCTTATTGAGATAGCGGAGAAGGGCTTATTTTCAAGCAGATCAGACATTGCGACAGCTATTCTGGTTTGTTTGTCTAGCGTATTATCAGTACATCCGCAACGCATAACTAGTACTCCAACTTGTAAAGAATTCTTGAACAAACTTGACAACTGTAAAGGCGTGTAGTAGTATTATATCAGATATTTTACAGTTGTAAAGTTGTCCGTCCCGTTGCAGGGATATATTTTTTAACCTTGAATTAGCACTCCAAAGCAAAGAGTGCCAAAAACTGATGAACGGAGGATAGTATTATGCCGGTTCTACCCATTCACAACACAATCGTCGTACCGGATTCGACAACATATTTTAAATCGGAGCATTATCGCGCACTTACTGGCCGTGGACCGGCCGTGGATAGCAAGGTAGCCTTAATCGTTGCTAAGGAACCGATCTCTATGGATATGGTAACGCCGGATAGCTTTTATCGCATCGGCATTACTGGTGTTGTAACGGATGTCAACGATCAAGGCTTTGTAGCCATACGTCTTCACAACCGGGTTACTATAAACGATATCCACCTCCATGGCAACAGGGGAATTGAATTGGATATCGTACGCCGTAATGACATAGACGACCTTGACCAGGGAGATGCGGATCGCAGGCTCAACGCGGTCAAAGAAGCTATGCTGGAGTTTGCGCAGAATATGCCGTGGGCTCAGGTCATGCGCGGATACGCGGCGCAGTGGACGAACCTGGGTGAGGTTGCCGCTGCCATGTCCCCCTGGCTTCCGACCACTAATGAGGAATGTTATGCTATCCTTGCGGAAGACAGTGTGCAGAAGCGTTTCGAACTCATAGAAAAACTGATCCTGGAAAACCTGGAGCTCATGAAGGTCGGGAATGAAGTCCGTACGGCTCAGGAGGAGGATCACCAGAAGCTCTATCGTGAGCAGGCCATCAAGAAACAGCTCGAATACCTCCAGAATGAGCTCGACGAGATGCATCCGGAAAACGTTTCCGACCTTCAGAAGTTAGAGCAGCGGCTGCAGGAAGCGCCCATGAACGAGGACGCCCGCAAGGAATGCGATAAGATCCTAAACCGCCTAAAACAGGAGGGGAAGAGCAGCCCGGAATACGGTATGCTGTATGACTATCTGGACTTTATAGCCGGGCTCCCGTGGAAGAAAGAAGAAGCCCATGTGATCGATCTGGATCGCGCAGAGGCGATCCTAGATGAAGATCACTTCGGCTTGTCCAAAGTGAAGAGACGCATCATCCAGCAGATTGCTGTTATGAACCTGAAGAAACAGCAGTCCGGGTCCATTATTCTGTTCGTTGGTGCTCCCGGTACCGGCAAGACCAGCATAGGCCAGAGTATTGCCCGGGCGCTGGACAGGAAATACGTTCGGGTTAGTCTTGGAGGCGTACGGGATGAG